CGTAGACCATAGCAGCACCCTCGTTCTTCACGGGGGCGGCGCCAAAGCCGGACAACTTGGTTTCTTCTTCGAAGGAACGCTCAGAGGTTTCAGTTTCGAAAATCTCTTTGTGTTCTTCGCCGTATCGAGCGTACTCAAGACCGAACAGAGCGTTAAGGCCCGGGAGCAGTTCCTTGAGGAGTTGCGCGCGTGAAATAGCCATGTGTCAGTCCTCCTTACAGGCCTTTATCCAGCGACATCGAGTGCCAGCTGGGGTTGATCTTGACCAGCACATCTGGGAAGGCATCGCCAATAGGAGACGCGAAACCCACGATGCGGAAGGCCGCCGTGGTGGTAACAACCGTTGCATCCAGTGCGCTGGTGGAGTTACCAGTCTGGGTGCTGCCCGTGGACGTGCTCTGTACGGCAGCGAAGAAGGTGTTAGCCCCTACAACTGCCTGAGTAGCCGTACCATCCAGCTGAGCTTGGAACAGAACCATCGGGTCGTCGATGACCAAAGCCTGAACCACACCAGTAGTGTTGGCGGGGTAGTACTGGCTGAAAATCAACTGCCCCTGAGCGTTGATGTAGTTGCAACCCACGAACACACCGATTGCGCCAGTGTTACCACTGGAGCCGGCAGGCCATGCGTTGGTCGTAGCATCAGCACCAGTAGCGGTGACGATGTTGATATAGCCGTTGGCGTTCACATACACCACGCTTCCGTAGAAGATGTTGGTGCCGTAGCCAGCCGGATCAATCAGGTACGTGGAAATGGCGCCCGCGTAGGGCATACCATCTACACGCTTGACGGGACGAAGCCCGTAGGGTGCGGCGGTAGTAGCCATGATTGACTCCTAAAAGTTATCGTTTTCCAAAGGTTACCTTGGATTTACGCTCGTTGAAGAGCGGCATCCGAGGGTCGTTTTCGCGCATGAGGTTGTTGTCCACGGCACGCATTTCGTTGTGCGCTACTTGGTTGTAGTGCTCGTTGCGTTCGTTGACAAGCTCTTCCGGGGCTTTGCAGAGCATCAGGCCACCCATGACAACATTGTCTTTGAACTTGTCGTTCTCAACACCAGCCAAGAACAGTTCGGGGTGATCTTTTGCTTTTACAGGCTCCCAGCCCTCACGCAGTTTGGAGGACACGTTTGTGGGATCAGCTTCACCGCGGGTGCTCACACGCACCCAGTGGTACACATAGCCGGGTTCCGGCTTTGGTGACGGGAGCAACTCCGGGCGCACCCACGATTTTTTGCGGGCGGTCTGCTCTCGGGTTTCCAGTTCACGGCTCAATCTGTTCTCACTCATTTCGTATTCCTCAGTTCAGCAACCTGTTTGGCGTAAAGGTCGAGCGGTACACCCAACCGTTTGGCAATCATCACCTGTGACTGCGTTAAAGTGACCTTTTTAGGGGCCGTGCTCCGCGTAGCGGGTGCAACCACGTTTGGCGCCTTTGCCTTGGGCTTTGGCGTTTCCTGCTCATCCTCCCCATCGGCGTCAAACGCGTCGGGGAACATTTTGCGCATACGAGAATTGATCTTCTCGTAGTATTCATCCGAACGAGGGTCAACACCCTCTTTCACTAATTTGCTGCTGTAGCCCAGCGCGTATGCCGTCATTTCGTCATCAGCGCCAAACCACGAATTCTCGTCTCTCCACGCCACAGCTTTTTGGTCTACCGGAGCTGCTTGTGGTCGCTCTGCTACCTGCTGCGGAGCAGTTTTGCCTTGTTGTACAGCAACTTCCGTGTTTTGTAAAGCTTTTGGTTTCAGCCCGGCAACTTTGTCCGCCCTGATCTTGGCAGTGGTCAAGGCTTCCTGCGCCGCCAACAGTTGGTCAGCATCGCCAGCTTCGTAGGCGTCCTTGTACTTCTTCTTGGCTGCTTCAAGCTCCAGCGCCACCTGCTGCTTGGCCTGCTCGATCAGCGTATTGTGGCTACGGTCGGTGGAAACCTTGAGCTGCTTGTTCTCTTCCAGCAGCTTGCGGGCCAGCGATTCCAACTCTTCACGCTCACGCAGAGCCTGTTCTTTAGCCCTACGCTCGTCGTGGTAGCCCTTGGTGAAGTGCTGCAGGCGCTTACGTACCTTCTCGGAGTATTCACTAAGCTCTTCATCGGTGGGGTCTTCCGGCGGAGCGGACGGTTTCTTACCCCGATCCTTCGGCGGCGTGTCATCAACCACCTCAATTTCGAAGTCTTTTTCCTCTTCCACGGCCTTGGGGGCAGCTTTCGGCTCGGCCTTTTTCTCCGGCTTGGCAGGTTTTTCGAAGGACATCTCCTTCAACGGACCCTTGGCGATCTCAAGGGTCTCCATCTGCTCCATCTTGCCGTCGCTTTCTTCGACGTCGAACGTCACTTCTTGTCTAGCCATACGAAGCTACTCCTTAGATGGCACGCGCAATTGCGCGGGGGTTGGGGACAACAGCCTGCACGGAGTCATCCGCAAGCAAGCGATATTCAGTAGACCCAATACGGAACCGGGTACCACTGTTGGGGCGGAACATCACGTAATCCCCGACCTTGCACCACGGACCGGTGGGGAACCGCGAGTCGTCAGCATAGGCTTGGTTGCCCATGTCCAGCACAAGCCCGATGGACGAGAGGATCAGCTCGTCTCGCATCGTTTTTGTAGCTTTTAAGATACCGCCGTCAAACTCCTCTTCCACTTCGGGAAGGGCGATCAATATGTGGTACCCGCAGGGGGTGGGGATTGCCGCTTCAAGTTCGGCCAAAGCCTTCTCTTGCTCGGCGTACAGCGCAGCCCGTTTCTGCTCAAGTTCAAGCATGGCGGGGGTTTTCTCAACCGCTTCAGTCATCGTCATCATCTCGGTAGTTCTTCGCAAGGTCTGCTAACTCACGCCGTGCAAGGGCTAGACCCCGGATCACCCCGCACGTTTCTTTGTAGGCGGCAAAATCTTTCGCTGCCCCCTCCAAAATCACTTCACCCTGCTCGCGCTGTAGCACAGCGTATTTTTCATCAAGCACGTCAAAGACGGTTTTAGCCATTGTGGCTCCTTACTGTTGCGGCGCCTGCCGCTCTTTAGCTTGCTCCTTGGCCACACCAAGGAGTTCTTTCGCAGTATCAAGCTGCAGCTTTTGCGCGGCCTGCTGTTGCTGGGACTGGATGCGTGCGGCTTCCGTGGTCCCCTGCATGGCGATGCGCTGGCGCTCGATATCGAGTTTCTCTTGTGCAACCGCGGCGTCCGCGGCGTCTTTTGCTGCTTTGCGTTGGACCTCGGCCCCTTTGAGCTGGAGCTCCTGCATCTGCATCTGGATGACGGGGTCCTGCATCTGCTGCTGGGCAGCTTGTTGTGCAGCCTGCTGCTGTTTCTGCTGAGTAAGCTGACGACCTGCTTCCGCCATGACCTGAGACAGCAACACCTCGGCCTGTTCCGGCAACTCTTTGCCCGGCTCTGCCAGCGACACACCCAGCTTGTCCTCGATCTGGCGGCGGTAGCTGAACGCTACGTGCTCGCCAATGTGGGCACTGAGGGCTGCCATGATCTGCTGCGCTGCCGGGTTTTGACCGATGAATGCCGCGATCTGCGGGTCCTGCATGAACGCTTGGTGGGTGGCGATGTGGGCATCGTGGTCTTGGTACATGAACGCCTTGATCGGCTTGCCAACCAGCACTGCCATGTTCTCGCTGACGGGGTCGGACGGCTTGATGTCGTCCTTGGTCGGTACCAGCTTGTCGGCATTCTTGATGCCCAACACCTCGATCATCTGGCGGTGCAACTGGGGCAGGTCGTAAATCTGCGGTGCGCCTTGGGCCATCTGGAGCACGGTCTGGTACTGCACAACCCGCTGCGCCATGGTGCTGCTGTTAGGGTCGCTTACCGGGATGACCTCGACCATCGCATAGTCAGCCTGCCGCGCCCGGGGCTCCCCGCGCTCAGGCACATACGTATACTCAACGGGAGCGTACTCCGCGATGATTTTGCGGAGCAGCTTGAACTCTTGCTTCATCGCGTAGTGCACACGCGACTGCACTGCTGCCATCGGCTTCAGGGTACGCTCAAGGATAGCAAGCGTGGTCCCCACTGGCGCGTTGGCGCTCATATCGCTGATGTTCATGTCCGAGATTGCTCCCAGACGACGACCCTCTTCAGTGATCTGGTTCAACAACGCCAGCAGGGTC